CCAGGCCAAGAAATTGTGGACCGCTGGCGTAAAGACCACTTGGCGCGGGGTTGGCTGGACATTGGCTATCACTACATCCTAAACCGCGATAGCTCCGGCAAGTGGCAGGTTTACGATGGCCGAAATGATGCTCTGCCTGGTGCCCACAGTGGAACTAACGAGGGCAATCAATATTTGGGTATCAACGTGGCTTACGGCATGGATGAAAAATTGCCCGGTGAGGCCGTCGAGGCATTGGCCAAACTGATTGCCGAACTGTCGACCGTATACGGCTTTGCAATCAACCGCAACACGGTAAAAGGGCACAGGGAATTTTTGCCTAATCAGTGCCCCGGAAACCCTTTGTACAATCGCCTGGATGAATTGTGCAAATTGGCCAATCAGATCAAAACCCAGGGCAAAGCGCCCGCAGCCACTCCCAAGCCCGCAGCCAAGCCGCTTCCTGAAGAGCAAATCTTTCCCGTGAAAGTGATTTACCAGGGCAAAGAGCTGAATGGAGTTTTGATCAATAGTCAGACCTTTGTTTCTGCTCATGAGCTGGGCAAACCAGAATGGGACGCAAAGACCAGGACGGTGACAATCAAATGATGCCAATCGTTCACATTATGAGCGCCCAGGCGGCAGTGTTTGACCCGTCAAAGCCTTTGACCATGCTGAGCCTGTTCCCGTACTTCGCAGGGCTTGCAGGGGCAACTCTGGCGGTCGGGCTGGCTGTGGCCAAATGGTTCCTCAATACCCAAGTGACCGGCAAGATCGACCAATTGAGCGATCAGCTTGAAGCGGTTTCGAGGGCTCAAAGCGACGCCCATTCAGAGTTAAAGACCCAAATAGCAGTGCTCACAGAGCGAGTGCAAAACATGAAAGAGGCCCACAAATGACAGCAACCAATTCAGACAATTATTTAACAGCGGCAGAGAGAGACGTTCCCAATCCCCACAGGCGCTACACCTGCGACATGGGCGGCGGCACTGAAAAGATCTTCCGCCTGCCGCTTGACGTCAAAGTATGCGACGTGCAAAACGACACCGACAAAACTTTAACCTTTTTCGTCTCTCATTTCGACGGCTCAACAGACACCCCAAGCGGCCTGCATACCACAGGCACAAGCTCACGCATTGAAACCGTGGCGGCTGGTACTTCTCGGCCAATTGTGCAGAATGGTGAGTTTAATTCCTTCCACTTCAAAGCAGGCAGCGCAGCAACAGGGCTTGTGACACTCAGGCCCGGCGCAGGCCAAGAAAACGGCATCGGCACGCTCGAAACCCGTGCGATCACGGCAGAGGCATAAAATGGGCAAAATATTTATTCCTGGCACAGGATGGGGCGGCGGCGGGCCTCTCTCTTTCGCCTCAATCGCAGCCACAGCAACGGGCACCCCAAGCGCTTCGACCTACCTGCGCGGTGATGGGGCATGGGCAACCCCAAGCGGGGCAACACAAATCCATATCAGCTACAAAGGGTTTGCCGCACGAGGCTCAACAAATACAAATATTGCCCGCTGGTCAACGCTGATCAATTCTGTCGGGTCTGATTTGGCTATTGTTCAGAGCGCTGCCAATGGCGACCATTTCACAGTGGCGACCGCAGGTTATTACATAATCACTGTTGGGCTTTTGCCCGGTGGCTTGGTTGACAATCAGATCAAAATAGGCTCAGCGCTAAATAATGCAATGACCTATTCACAAACCGATTTCAGAGCGGGCAAAACGGCATCAGTGGGGTATTTAATGACATTTAGCTGGACTGGATATATTGCCGCTAATGACAAGATTTGGCTTGCAAGCGGCGGGCTTCCCGACAACACTGATCCGCTGCTCAATTTCATATCAATCACGAGGATTTCATAATGGCTGATAATTACTATGTCCGAGACATGAAACGGGCCGCAAGCGATTATATTTATAGGTTTTACCCGTTTTATCTCTCGCGTCAGGGCTCGCTGTGACGAATATGAGGCGGCATACGAAGCGGCTGAAAACCCCGTGATTGACTACAGCGACATAACTCCTTAGCTTCGTTCAGAATCTCCTCCCCCGGTTCCAGAAATGGGCCGGGTTTTTTCTGCGTTTTTGGGCCTTAAAATATTTCTATCATTTATCTGTTGACAAATTAAATAGAATAGATTATGATTAAGGTATCAAAGAAAACGAGGCGATAAAATGAGTAAATATGAGATGGCTTTTGTGGCTGGAGAGTATAAGCCCTGGTTTCAGGTGATTTGGAACAGTAAACTTCAGGTGTGGCAGTATAGAAAGACAAAGCACGGCAAGCATTTTGGCAATTTCAAAACACCACAAGAGGCTGATGAAGCATCAAAGCAAGCCTATAAAGAAATGATGGAGGCGTCAAATGACTCGCTCAGGACGCGGGGTTAAGCCTGGCACACGGAACGCGCTCAAACCCGAAAGCGAAAGGGCAGCTCAGGCAGGGAGAATCAACGCAGCCCTGCTCGACAAAGCCAAGGCGCGGGCAGAGGCAGACGGTGTTAAGCTCAGGAAGGTACTTGAGAAAGCCCTCTCAGAGTACCTCAATAGACTGTAGCACTCACCGCCTCTGCCCTTGCCTTCAGCTCTTCGGCGGGCATCCACCTGTTGCCTATCACTCTCATGTTGTTGATCGTGTTTGCGGCGTAAACGTAGCCGTCTGCAACAAAATCGCGGACTCTAAATTTTGCCAATCCTTTTTCCCACACCACAAAAAACATCCACCCATGCTCATCGAGCAGCACATCCCCCTCGAACACCTCCACGCCCCGGCTATCTGTCAGCCCCGTTGATTGGCAGATCTCGACATCATCCAAATCAGGCGTGCTATTCAAATCAAACGAAAAGAAGCCGTCAATATCAATCGATCCAGCGCAGTGATTAGACCCAAGCATAGCCTCTCTCATGTCGTAATTTACAAATGACTCAAGGCCATCTGATTTTCTAACAGCTTTAAATCTCAGCGGTAGGCTCATCGTGGCGCTCCTTTTCTACTCTTTCAATCACAGCTTTTTTCAACTCTTGCAGCTCTTCAATCGTGGCGTCAATCTCCCACCCAAGCAGCGGAATTGAGGAAAATTAAAAACCGTAATCGAGTTTAAATCTTTGCCGCGCACTTCTGTTTTAGGCTTAATCCACTCAAACTCAGGCGGCAATTTCTCGCTCATTTGCTTACACCCATCCAATTTTCTTGCTTGAACCAATTTGGAAAGCAGTTTTTTTCAGCTAAAATCATGCCCACTCTTATTCTCAGCGCACGATCACGAATCAAAACAACCAGAGTAGCCCAAACGGGATCAATTTGCGCCATTTTTTCCAGCGTTTCAGCGATTTTAAGTGTCATAAACTCAAACCGCAAGCGAAAAAACGCAGCACATTCGCCGTGTTTGTGTACCTGTTCGCGCCAAAATCCCTTGCCGCTATTTTGCTCTCGTGCGTTGTGGTAATGCCGCCTTAGTTCGGAATAGTGGCGTGGATCAAACCCAAATACCGCCCATTCATCAGGGATTGGCCGCCCAATATCGTGAGCCCCGTGGACGGCATCAAAGAGCTCTGACGCCAACACATGCAAAATCCCGTGACCACTCATTCCCCGAAGCCCTCCGGCATCAGGATTAGCTTATCTTCGCCCTCAAGCCACCCGTCATCACAAAAGCCAATCATTGTTTTAAGACTGCTTTTTTCGTTGATCTGCACAGCAACCCACCGCCCCACTATCCCCGGCACACGCGCAGCCTCGCCCGCAGTCATCCGCTCACCGGAAAGGCAAGGGCGCGGCTGGATGTTTGTTTCGACAAGCAAATCATATCTATTTTCGCAGTTATATAAATCACGGGATTTACCAAACCAAACTACGCTTTCCATCGGTGAGCACTCACCCAAAGCCTTAAGCACACCCCCCAAAGGCCCGCGCTTCACAGCAGGCACAGGCACGCCGTTTTTCACGACAAACCGACCCTTCTCTGTATCGAACTCGAATCCCTCGCTAAACATTCTCGAATACCTCTTTCAATTGATTATTCAAAACCCAGGCTGCGTAAGCCATTTTAGCCATCTCGTAACTCTGATACTGCCCCGAGGTGTAACCCTCTGAGTGAAAGTGCCAATACCCGGAGCCCCCTTGGTAGAAATCAATCATAACTTTTTCTCCTCGCAAACAGCGTGTTAAACTGCGTCTTTTTAATGCGGCGATTGGCGCGAGTGCTCAGGCCATGCTGGGCGAAAAACTCACCCAGACTTGTGCCAGACACACCGTAATGATTGCATAATTCACCCCGGCTGGCACCGCCATCAATCAGCAGCTTGATTTCTTCGAGGGCTGCTGTCAATTTGGCCTGCGCGTTTTTCAGGGCTTCGGGTTTCAAGATTTCGTTATCAGAGCAGAAGAAATTAACAGACTGATCGGAGACTTTTATTTTCTCGATTTCAGTCAGCCTTTCAGAAATCTTTTTAAACGTATCCCCGGCTGAAACCCACAGGGCAATTTCGGCTTTGTGCTTTTGGCAGAGTGCCCGCTGCTGGCCTCTGCTGGCATTGTCGATAATTGGCCCGCCCACACGCATGGGTTTTGGGCCATTGTGTACCCATTTCTGTTTGTCACCCTCGGCAGCCAAGCGCAGCAACTCTTCACGCCGGGCTTTCGCCACCGCTTCGGCGTGGGCTTCTTTTTCTTCCCTGAGCCTTTCGGCTTCACTTAACAGCTCGTCAAAGATGCCCACTGCTAGACTGCCTCCCGGCGATTCATCCAAAGCGCGGAGGCCACCAACAGGCCACCGATTAAAGTCAAGAGTCCGTTAATTATCATCGCTTTCGTCTCCTTCTGTTTCTTCTGTATCAGGTTCAATCATATCCACCCAGGCCCATGCGTGCTCCCGGTATTCGGGCAACAGGCAATCAGGCGGGTCAAGCCATTCGGGATAATAACTCATAACTGCACCCCGTAATACACGCGGCAAAATTCGAGGGCATCTGCCTGAGTGCTGAAAAAATCATGGTGCAATCCATCGGAGCCATTAAACACCACTGCCCAACTGCCATCTGTGGCCTGCTGAATTTCAATCATTTTGTATCTGCCTTTCTAGTGATAACTCTATTATACAATGGGATAATTTTAATGCAAGGGGCTTGCGTCACTTTTTATAATATTGTATATTGAAATTATGCAGAAACGCCAAAGACAAATCGTTGAATACTCACCCGAAACGGTTAAGGCCCTGCGATTAATGCAGGCGCTTAACCTGAATCAATTATCAGAGTTATCGGGGATTCCGTACCAAACCCTGTATAAACTCGAAGCAGGGCAACGGAATCCACGGTTAAAAACTCTGCAACGATTGGGCGATTATTTTAATGTGGTTTTTTGCTAAATAAATAAACAAAAGGAGAAGTCTCTCACATCTGTTTTGGTGATTTGGAATATGCCGCCCCTGCCTCTGAGGGGATTTTGTTTTGCATAAAAAAAGCACCCCCTTTCAGGTGTGCTATACTGCCTTGTGTATCTACCTCTCAGACAACCCCCTACGCTATGCGCGGGGGTTTTTATTTGGCGGCCAATTGGGGCCACCGCCTAGCCATAACACGATAGTATTTTCCGTCTCTCCGATAGTCCAATTCAGCAGGCGGGGTGGCCAATGTCATCTGAATTGCGATTGTCTCTAGTGCCTCGCCGGTTTCGATATGCACACCGGCATTTTTAGCGCAATTCATTAGCACCCCGAAGGCTTTGACCCCGGCGTATCCGGGGTTAAATATCGGCAGGTACTCTGTGACAATCGGATCAAACAGCCCGCCATAGTAATTGACTTTCAGCATTTCTTGGCCGCTTGCTTTGGCGGTGTGCGTGTGCCAGGCCCAGCCGGTGATTTGCATTTTGAGGGGCTCAAGGCCCATAATATCGTCATCACGCAGGGCAAGCGGGGCTTTTGGCGTCTCAGGGAATTGATAACCACAGGCCGGGCACTCCCGCTTTGAAATGTGTAAAATCTCTTGGCACTCTGGGCATTTACGGGTGGGTGCGCTGCCCTCTGATTTGCCCTTTTTCGATGGCGGCTGTACGCAGGTTATCGGCCCGTGCTGGGAGACTACACCGGCGAAGTCCAAAAATAGGCAGTGGTCAGTGTGGCTTTTTAAGCGCATACCACGCCCTGCGCACTGCACATAAAGCCGGGGAGACATGGTGGGCCGAAGCATGGCAATCAAGTCAATCTCGGGAAAATCAAATCCCACCGTCAAAACATTGGCATTAGTTACCGCCTGAACCTTGCCCGCTTTGAAATCTGTGAGAATACGCTCTCGCTCCGCTTTGGGCGTGTCGCCTGTCACCGTTTCAGCGGTTATGCCCTGGCGGCGCAATTCGTCACGCACGTTGAATGAGTGGGCGATACCTGCGCAGAAAAACAACCAATGGCGGCGGCCGTCGGCGCGGGCAATCACCTCGCTTACGATGGCCCGGTTTTGGTCTTCGGTGTCTACCGCTGCTTGCAATTCCGATTCGATAAATTCACCGCCGCGCTTATGCACCCCGGACACATCTTGCACCGTGGCGGTGGCTTTGCTTCGGAGTGGGGCAAGATAGCCTTGCTCTATCAATTCGACAATTGAAATGGGCTCAATCAAATCGGAGAATATCGCCGGGGCGTCGGTGATTAACCCGTGGCCCAGCCTGAAGGGCGTGGCCGTATAACCTACCACCCTCAGAAATGGGTTAATCTCTGTCAGGGCTGCAATCAGTTTACGGTATCCCCCTTCGTCTTTATGGCTTATGTTGTCCGCTTCGTCACAAATTATCAATTCGATATGCCCCAATTTATCGGCGCTGTTTCTAACCGATTGGATGCCCGCAAAAGTTATCGGCTCTCCGTATTCTTTGCGGCCAATCGAGGCAGAGACAATACCCACCGGCGCACCCGGCCAATGCTGCAGCAGCTTTTCATAGTTTTGCTCGATTAACTCTTTGCTTGCCGTCAACATTAGGATGCGTGTCTCAGGCCAATTCTGCAATGCGTCTTTACACAATGCAGCAATAACATGACTTTTGCCACTACCGGTTGCCATAACCACGCACGGATGACCGGTAGGATTGGCTTCAAACCAATTGTAAAGCATGTCAATGGCTTTCTGCTGATATGGCCTGAGCTGCATTTTCAATACCCCCCCACTGTTGGGCCATTGCTGCGGCGATGCCCGAATATGTCTTGCTTCTTTCTTTCCATCGGTCTGGGCTGGGCGACATTTTCCAGATTCTGTTTTCTCTGCCTGAGACAACCAGGCTGGGCATGAGCGGGGGTAAGTTTTTCAGCCATAGACAGGTTTTTTTAGTCTCACCGTGGCCGAATTGCCAGGGGTGGATATACTGATCGGGCTGTCTGATCTGGGTGCTAATAATGCTGATCGGGTTTTCAATTGCCCATGCTGGTATTTTGCAGGCCATTAGAAAGCGCACGAACTCCAGAGCCTCGGCCTGCTCTGTCGCTTTCTCTTTGAACCAGCGAGATCCTGAGATAGATAGGTGTGTGCAGGGTGGGTGGGCGATCATTAAATCCCAGCCGTCATTTATAATGTCGCGCACGTCGCCTTGATAATGATTGCCCGGCTTGTCTGTCGGCAAAATGTCACAGGACCAGGCATCATGCCCCAATGCTGAAAAGGCATCGCGCACAGTGCCTGAGTATTCACATGCAACCAGAACACGCATAACTAAACCACCCGCAAAGCCTTTCCCGGTTTTAAGTCTTGGTGCAACTTCCATTCGTCGCAGCCCTGGCGCTGAAATCCTACGGGAATCTCAGGAGCAAAATGGTAGGTACAATACCAAGTGCTATCACCCGTGGGCTCGGCATAGTG